GCTTTCGCAGAGCCGGTCACCGTTTTTAATGATCCGGACAGTCTTTCAAACTCGGCATTAACACCGACAATAGACTTAAACGTTGAGGTTAAACCACGTAAACCGAGGTATGCTCCGGCCAACGATGCCGCCTGTTTGAGGGTATTATTAAAGGCCTTGGCTGTGTTGTCCAAGACCTTTAAGTTATCGTTTGCCGGTGTGATGACCTGAGTTATCCGCTGAAAGGCTTTCTGTCCGTCCGAGCCGATGTTCTTGAACTCTTGCCGAACCTTGTCGCCGCCCACCGCTTCAAGTCTGATTGAAAGTTTTTTCGCTGTGTTCATTCGTTTTTTCCATAAAAAAACACCCCAACCAAACGGTTGAGGTGCCTTGTTGAAATTTGTTTTACTTAATAGTCGTAGTAGTTTGTGTTCCCGAAGCTGTCTTTACGAGAGCGCGTATGAATGTTTCGATTCCCGATAGTGCCATAGGTATTTGTATTACCAAAGCTGTCAGTCCGGGAACGGGTATTTACATTTTGGTTACCAATCGTTCCGTATGTATTGGTATTACCAAAACTGTCGGTTCGAGACCGCGTATTTACATTATCGTTTCCAATAGTGCCATAGGTATTGGTGTTACCAAAACTGTCTGTCCTGGATCGTGTATTGACATTCTTGTTGCCGATCGTTCCGTATGTATTAGTATTTCCGAAACTATCGGTCCGAGAACGGGTGTGTACATATTCGCCGTCAGAGTTTGTTCCATAGCAATTCCTATTGCCAAAACTATCTTCAGAACAACGAACTGTGGCTTGAGCCTGAATTGCTAGCAAGCAGAAACATAAAGTAAAAAGTATATTTTTCATGGTTAATCCTTTCTTTTTACTTTATTAATATCAAACGCAAAATAAAAATTCAAGATGTCTGACCTAACTTCTGCCACTTTCTGACATATCACTCATACCGGCCTTTATTCCTTGGATTCCGACAGATAACAGTTCAGTCATCACCGCACTTTTTAATCCCAAATTCTCAGCCACCGTCAGCGCAACCCCAAGATCAGGCTCGGAAAGTTTTAGCAAAACCTCCCAAGCCTGATGTCCTTCTGCGGTTTTTAAGGTTGTTTCGACGTATCGGCATCTGTAGATGGGGCAGTTGATTTCTTGCTCGCCGCATCCTTGGCAGTAGTTTCGCCCGGAGCCGAAGTGCCATCTTGCTCGGGCGTATATGCGTTTTTTTCGGCCTCGAGTATTTCTTGAATGCCGCAATACTGTTGTCTGAATGTTTCGGCGATGCTCCAAAAGTTCGTGAAGAGCTCCTCAATTTTGACCGGTGTCAGCGGTGCTTTTTCATCTGTTTCGGCTTCTAAAATGCCGTCCCATTCAATAATGCCCGCCAGCGCAAGACCCAAAATTAACTGCTGATCGGCAAAGGCTTCGCGCTTTGTGATGTCCTCTAAATCCGGCAAGTTTTCATCTTTTGCACCGTTTTCGCGAACATCTTTAATGCGCTTGGCCATGTCGTCGACCTTTGAATTCATATAGGCTTTTGCCTCATAGAATACGGAAGATGTGCAGGGTTTAACTTTTACCCGGACACCCATACCTAAATCCAACCAGTAAGGCTCATTCTTAAACTTTAACTTTAACATTAGTATTCCTCCACATCGTTATACAATTGAACAGTTACCATTTTGCCGAGTTCGGCGTTCTTGGCACCTTGGAAATCATAAGTGCATTCAATGCCGCCAGGGCCTGAAATGGAACGTTTCGGTTTTGGCAGATACACTTCATGGCAAGTAATAACGAGCCTTTGTGTGTCTGATAACTGATAACCGAGCTCTAAGTCCACCGGTACACCGGCGCGAGCTTTATCCATCAAGGCATTATCGCCATAACGAACCGCAATCGAACCGGACAATGAGGCAACGCCCAGGTCAATAGCTTCAACTTTACCATCGCTCCGGATCGTCTCAATTTTTTCGAGGTTATTTGAATAGGTAACAGAGGCACTGGTCACATTGGCCAATGTTTCACCACCGGATTTAATAAAGCCTTGAAACTGTGAAAAGCGCGTGTAGTTCTTAACTTCCGGTGCATCTGAAACAGATGTCTCCGAGGCTGTTTCACTTTGTGCCATTAACGAAACTGTGGCTTGTGCTTCACCGGATCGGGCGAAGTTAAAGGCGATAGAGTTTGCGCGTGCGCCAAGGAATCTTATGAATTCAGGAACTTCGGCCAGTCCTAATTCAAGTGAATAGCTCGGAAGCGTGGTTTTACCGCTTTCAAATGTATGCGTATAAACGCCATTTTCGTTGGTCGTTTCCGGAACTCCGAAGACAGCTTTCAGCCAAATTCCGATGTTTCTAAGGTCAACCGGCACCGCCAAATCACCTTCAACGTTAATAACGTCTTGAAATGGTGTGGTCGGGTCGCGGCCAA